CGGAATGACCTTAACTCTGTTATCTGGAAACAAAGATAAAATTTCGGGCCAACTTTCAGGTTTGTTCCTATTCCATTGATATTTTGTAAGGTGTAAAGTAACTGGAGTATTCTCCATCACACTGTAATTATAGGCAAATAATATGTGATGTATTCTATCACCAAGTCCTGGTGCACCAAATTTAAAATTTGTTCTTACGGTGCTGAATGCTCTTGCAACAATATGTTTCATATTAATTTTTTCAACAGTTCTTCTATATTTTCACCTTTAGCAGGCAATTTGTCTCTTAAGAAAAAGTGGATAAAGTGACTTTCATTCATTCTATTTTTATCAACTGCGGTGTATAATGCATTCCATTTCCAATTCATATTTTTACATTTTACATTTTCTTTTTTTACAAACCAGTTTAATAGCATTTGGTCAGTACTCCATTTATAGAAACCCATACCATCTACAAAATCTTTAAATTCTGGACGTGTGATGAATTGTTTAGGTGTTTGTCCTTTTAAATGTTTTGCAAAAGATTTATTCATGACCATTAAACCCATATTGTAAAATTCAGCACCTAATGTGTTCCATTTCCAATCAACATCTTTTAAATTTGTAAATGCACTCTGTGAATATTTTCTAATTTTGTTCTGGTATTTTTTATTAAGAGGCATTTCACGTTCTAATACTCCACCAAATTCATACTCTGCAGGTAAGTCTAAAAATATATCAGGGGCACTAGGTTTGATATAGATATCACTGTCCACTATTGCAACTTGATCGTATTCATTGAAGTATTCGAATGCATTTTCTTTTTCATAGATAGGCATATAACCTAATCTTGCCACTGCTTCTTTGCTTCTTCCGTTCCTGTTCGGGTCTGGAACTATTTTAAGTTTTGGTTCATACAATACTTTGTGTGTAATGCCATATTTTTTGCAATATCTAGCAACACTGTCTATACAAGTTTGATATAATTTGCTAGGTTTACCTACGCTTACTTGAAATATTAATTTTTTCATTTTAATTGATTAGTAAAACTAAATTCTTTCTTAGAAAATGTAACTTTGTTGCCCATATCGAATTTAACATTCAAAATAGACTCATTTAACGCCCAGTCAGCCGGAATAGCGCCATGTTGTATTACCCATTGTACAAGTTTTTCTGCACCTGCTGGTTTTAGAATATACGCTCTTGCGCCTTCCCACCACTGTCCAATAGCATTTTTCTTTGCAGGTTTAAATCCTTCGAATTTTAATACGTCTGTAAATTCATTTTGCACTGAAAACTCTTTTTTGAATAAAACATCGTGTTCAAATATACAGATAGGTTTTCCTTCCTTCAAACATTTACGCCATAAAGAGTATTGACTTAAAAAACAGCCTAAGGTGCCTGGTCTTTCAATTAATCTTCTACTTTTTTTGCTTATTGCACAAAATTTTAAATTATGTTTTGCAATATTTGTTTTACGACCATCAACTCCAGGATACAATTCAAGATTCCAACCAAGGGCTCGTCCTGATGCAAGTGCTTCGTTGGCCCATTGCACAGAATATGGATGGTCAGGTAGATATATTATGTAACCTTTAGGATTTTCCATGTTTTTTTCTTCTATCTTTATGAAATTTTAGTTTCTGCTTGTCTGTAAACCAATTATACTTTAAATTTTTATATCTTGTTCCGTATTTTTTCGTGCCTTTGGCGGTACTAAAAATTTCTCCACCTGATTTTAGTCCCCAACTGTTCCATGCATACGGAATTTCATTTATAGGCGTGCCGTCCCAATTATCGAAAATTTGTTTTAGGACGTGTTGGTCCACGAACCAATAAATTGGTCTTTGGAAAGCCATAATCATTTGTTGTGCTAGATGTTTTTTGAATCTATCGCCTTCATTACCTATACCAGGACTTATACAACTCGCTATGTACACGTTTCTATCCTTTGGTTTACGCATGGCGCTAGGTGTCTTTGTTATTCTTTGATAATGGTGCAAGGCAAAAGTGACTCTACACAGTCCATCTGCGTCTAATTGTAAAACGTGCTGATGCGTATCAAACAATTTATCCATGATCATAAATCTTCTACTTGACCAATAAATTTTTTGCTTAAATTCATCGTGTTGTCTTGTGTTACAAATTTCCATACCACGACCAAACAAAGAATTTTTCGTATCTAATCTAAATTGATCATAAAAATCTTTCGGATGTCTCTCAAATGTATATGTAATTCCAGGATCTGAAATATAATGTTTAGGATTGTGTTCATCTTGCTCGTAAATCAAATGAACGTGTACGTGTACCTGATGATGATTGAAATGTAAGGTGCTTTTTGCCAAGTATTGTCCATATTCAGCCCAATATTTTGGATCACAACTAAAGTAAATTATATTTTGTTTGTTTATAGGCAAGTCGCCTTCAATTGATAATTTATCAAACGTCATTTTTCCATCTCTTAGGTCTACAAAAACTATTTTTACTTCTTTTTTTACTTTCCATCCAATATCTAGGATTAATTCTACAAAAAGTAGTTAATGTGTATCGCAAATCTATTGCTGTGCTGTTCATTGCTAAATCAGGACTCATAGCACCAACGTTCCAAACCCAATCGACCATTTTTATTGCACCTAGAGGTTTAATGATGTATGCGTGTGAACCCTTTATGTGTGTTTTGTTATAAAGTTCGTGTCCTGACAATCTTGGCAATGTACGACACCACTGTTTCACAGCATCACCCTGATAAGTTTTTGTATAATCTTCATAATTTGTCACTTTTCTACTTGCAAAGTCTAAATGTAGCACGTCTTCAAATTTATCTAATAAATTTTCTGGAATCTCACGTAAAACAATGGCATCATGCTCGAATATCATCATTGGTTCAGCACTTGCAATACATTTCTTCCATAATCTATAATGTGATAGCAAACAACCTTTTAAACCAGGATTAATTTCTTTTCTTTTTTGTCCTTTTTTGAAAACTTTTAAGTCTTGTTCAATGAAATGCTTTTCTACGTCGTCACCCCAAGTAGCAGGAAAAGTTTCAGTTTGAATTCCAAATTTATTTGCCGAATCTATACATTCTTGAGCCAAATTTTCACTCATTCCTTCTCCAATCATGGTTATTACGTAGGTAGGAATATTCATTTTTAATATTTATTGGATGTATTTTTAGGTAGTGCTTATATAGAAGCGTCTTCCATTCCAGCAACTCTTAATTTAACAATGTTTGTTATCTGCCATTGTTTTTGGTCAAGTCCTTTTGTGATACCTAACCATTTGTTTCTTAAAAGTGCAAATTCGTTGATTATTTTTTCATAATCTACAACATCTGCTTCGCCGTCGACATATTTTTCAACATCTCTACTAGAAAGTGCTCTTTGATAATTTTCTAAATATTTTTTGAAGTGTTTGCTTCTTAATCTACGTAATTCGATATTCATATATTGTAATATCGCTTCAATTTCTTGGAGTTGATTAAATCTTTGTTCTACAATACCTGGCATATTTGCAGATGCTTTTTCTACGTTGCCTCGAATTCTGCATTCTGCTTTTGCAGATTCCAATTCAGCCTCATAATGTTTGATTGCTTCTGGAATGGCACTGATATCTTTTGCTATTTTTTGATACCAACCAGCCATTAATATTCCTCTTCTTCGTCACCGATATCTAAAAAGTATTGTATTGCCTTGTCCAAGTCGTCATCTGCACCTAAGGCGTCTTTTAAATCATCATCTTCGACGCCGTGGTCAGCAAGTAAGTCTACAAACTTTTCTGCAATCAAATCCATCGGTTGTTTACGATCCATGTATTCTTTGAAAAAGTTCCAAAGTTCTACAATTTGTGATCCTGATAACATCTTACTCCTCTTCTGTAGTAGTTTCTTGTACTTCAACAGGCTCTAAATTACTAAAGTCTTTCATTATATTATCTAGTAATTCGCCGCCCTGTTCCCAAACTCTTCTATATTCTTTGTGTTCCGCTTTTTTGGAATCAACATATTTAAGTCTGTTACCGTCTTTACTTAAGATGCCTTTTTTCTCAAACAAGTCTACAAGTCCACTGTAAGGATTCATTCCAGTTTCATATGGAATCTTAACTTGCACACCTTCAAAAGGTTTGTTGAATCTTGTCTTCATAACTTTACAAGCCGCTCTTATACCTTTTACATCAGTCGTTTTATTGCCATCTTCATCTTCTTTTAATTTTAATTTACGCATAGCAACCACAATACTTGATGCATAGATAAATCCTTGTCCACCTGATATCTTATCATCTGGATCGAACATATCTTGCGATGCGTATGTGTGGTTTGTTGCAACAAGTCCTACGTTGTGACTACCAAACATATTCACACAGTTTCTTACAAGTGCCGTAAGTGCCTTAGGTTTTCTACCCATGTCACCTTTCATATCACCTTTTCCAAACTGATCAACGTCTGTTGGAGTTAACAACATACCTAAAGAATCTATTACAAATAATACTTTCGGTCTATCGTCTTCGCTCATTGCTCTATAATCTGCCATAAATGTTGATACAGTTTTTGCAACATCATCAATCATTGACATATTAAGTTTTAATAATTTTTTCTCATCTGTGTCTACGCCCAATGCGTGTAACCATCCCTCATCTAATGCGTTTTCAGAATCTATCAGTACAACAAATATACCTTGATCTTGTGCCGCTTTTACAATATTACCTGCACAGATATAAGATTTACCTGAACCAGACTCGCCTGCAAACACAGTTACTTTGCCTAGAGGTATACCTTTATTGAAGTCTCCACTCACTAGATAGTTGAGTGCATAATTTCCTGTTGAAATCCAATCTGTTGGATCATGAAATCCAGAACTCATACCAGTAATGGACTTTGTTAGTGTCTTTCTAAATTTACTTACGTCGAATGCCTTTACCATTTTATTTTCCCTTTGTTAGGGGATCCTGCGAACAGGACCCCCAATGTGCTTTACTTTTGTTGTCGTGCTCTAATCATCGCCAAGATGTCTTCAGCCTTGCTTCCTGATTTATCATCAGTTGTAGCCGCAGTCGTCTCTGCTGGTTTAGATTCAGCAACTGGTGTTGTTTTCACTTCCGGAGCAGGAGTTTCTGCTTTCGGAGTTACTGGATCACCTGTTCTTGCACTAACACCTGCTGGTCTGAAGTATTGACCAAATTTGTCTTGATCATATGCTTCACCATCAACTGATGCCTCAAACATTTCTTTGATTACTTTAACATCAACTTCTGATGGCTTTTTAGGAAGGAAACCACTCAAGTCAAATAGACCGTTAGTTTCAATCGCTTTATTTTCATCTTCAGTTAAAGGTCTTGATTTTCTTGACCATGTAGATGTCGAGTAATCTGCGTATCCGCCTTTACTTGTTTTGATTATTCTGAAGTCTACTCCGTTTGTAGAATCAGTTGGAAGGTCTTCCATATCTGGATCCATCAATGCTCCTTTAATTATTTGGAATATTTGTGGACCAATTATGAATCTTCTAATTGGATTCTCTGGAGTGTTTTCTTCGTTTAGTGGATCATCTTTTACAAAACCTTGGAAGATGTAACTTCTTTTCTTCCAATATTTTCTTCCCATGTCCTCTAACTTAGGATCTTTGAACCAACCTCTGACTTCAGATAGTATTGGACAAGTTTCTCCATACATTTCCATACATGGAACTTGAACTTGTACTGGTCTTGAATCCGTGTCACCTTTTATACCTGCGAAAGGTAGTTTAATCATTAAACGTTCTTTCCAGAAAAAAGTGTTGTCCTTATCTCCATCTGGCAGGAATCTTACAGTTGCCTGCTCTCCCTCTTTTAGATTCCAGAATGGATAAATGGCGTTGTCTCCGCCTGTTCTTGAAGAGCCACCTGATTTAACTTCTTGATCTTTCAGTTTCGCTCTTATTTCTGCTAGTGTTGCCATAATGTTTAGCCTCCTATATTGCCTATTATTATTATGTGCCTTATTGTTAATATAGCACAGACAAGCATACTTGTCAATATATACTAACAAAACTATTTAGTCAATCGGAAATGGTAAAATTAATTACTGGACGCCTGCCAATTTTTTGATTTTTTCTATCTCGTGGTCTTTGCCGGCAGTCATTTTGTGAATTGCCTCTTGGGCAGTCCTGATGTGTGCATCTCCAAATTTCTTCTCAACAGCAGTTAGGATTGCTGTCTCACCTTTTGGAAATTGATTTGATGTGTAGTCAAAGAAACTTTTTATAAATTCTTGTACGTCTTCCTCTGATGCATTTGGCATTTCTGGTTTTGGTGCTTCATCTTTTTCAAACTTGCTTCTTAAATGATCAAGATGTGCTTGGAAATCGTCTGATTTCAAATATGCTGAAAAACTTCCATATTCTTCTTTTTCTTCTTTAGACATATTGTTCCATTGGTCAAGTGCTATCTCTTTTGACTCATCACCATACTGTGGATTGCCTTCTGGATCTACCATTGCTTCCTTTTTACCACTTCTTAATTTGTCGAAATTGTTTTTAAGATATTTCATTGCTTCTTTGGCATCACCAGTCTTGAACACAGACTTGCTGTCTTTGTCTAATACATCATACACCATCTTGCCATCGTCACCTTTGTACATTGAAACATAAGGTTTGATGTCTTCAAATGTTATTGCTTC